ACAACAAAGAAAACGATTTATATCAATACGCACCCGAATTCGGAATCTGGACGTAACGGAAATTTGTATCCAGACGGCGAATGGAAAGGACATTTAAAACCGCCTTTAAAAGACCACGTCGAAGGGGGTAAAGCGTTTTTGAATCGATGCGATGATATGTTCGTTATTCACAGGCTAATTAAACATGAATCGATGCGATTTTATACGATGTTTTCAAGTGAAAAAATAAAGGACACGGATACGGGCGGTTCGATTACCAGATTAAACGAACCAATTTTGTGCGAGTTTAATTACGGGTTAGGGTTTAAAATTTGGGGCGTCGATGTTTTGGAATACTATCGACCAATACGTACGGAAAATTACCGCACAAAAGATTTTGAGTTATTTACAAAATGAAAAAAAATATTTTCAAAATGGATCGGGATTTATATTTTTTGAAATGCATCGCACAGGCGAATTTTTTAGTAAGTAAGTTTAACGTATCAATCGATGAATTAAAGGAACGGCACCCGCATAGAACGGATTTAATCCAGAGCATGACGGAGGCGCATCGAATAGCGGTTGAGTCAGCGGAATTTATTAGGATTACTCGGGACGAAATACAATCGTATCAGTTGCATAATTCGGATTTAAGGATTCAAAATTTGCAATTAATAAAAGAAAATTACGCATTAAATGAACAATTAAAAGCAATAAAAAGTAATTTAACGCTATGAAAAAATGTAAAAATTGCGGGGAAAAATTCGAGGCTCGATTTAGCACTACGGAACGTTATTGCTGGTCGGTCGATTGCAAATATATCGAGGCACTGGATAAACTAGAAAAAAATAAAAAAAAGAATCAGCGAGAAGAAAAAATACGGATCCAGAGCGTAAAGGAATCAATCGAGACAAAACAGGAAATCGTAAAAAAATTACAGGCTGAATTTAACAAGTTTATTCGCAACAGGGATTACGATAAAAATTGTATTTCGTGCGGAGTTACGTTAAAGGATAAAAAATTCGACGCTGGTCATTTCTGGAATGCGAACAATCATTGGTCTGTTAGATTCGACGAGGATAATGTACACGGGCAGTGCGTTCGATGTAATCGGCACCTTCACGGCAATTTAATTGAGTATCGTACTGGATTAATCCAAAGAATAGGAAACGAGCGGTACGAACGATTAGAAACGATGCGTAACTGGAAAGGCGATTTATCTAGAGAGGAATTAAAACTTTTGTTAAAAATTTACAGGGAAAAAAATAAAATAATAAAAGTTATTATATATTGAAAATAAAAATTAACTTTGTATAAATTTTAAAACCAAAATAAAATGAGCGCAACAAAAAAACAGGTCGAAAGACTAGCGGAGGAGGATCCGCAAACAGTGGTAATTAGCGAACCAATTTTTGAAAAAACCGCTAAAAATATTAAAGAGGCAATCGCTGGATTTCAGCAGGAATGCCCGATAATCGTTCAACAAACAAAAGGATACGGTTATACGTACGCGGATTTACCTACGATTTTGAATGTGATTAATCCACTTTTAGCGAAATGGCGGTTAGGATTTTCACAGCCGTTAGACGGGAATACAGTGCGGACGATTGTTTTTCACATTGATACGGGCGAGGTACTGGAATCGAGTATCGATATTCCGCAGGGGGTAATTCTTAAAGGAATGAACGATTTTCAGGTACTCGGGTCGGCGATAAGTTATTTACGCAGGTACTCGATTTCCTCGATTTTGGGTATTGTTACTGAAAAAGATACGGACGCCAGTGGCGAACAGGTATCAAAGCCTAAAAAGAGAACGTTAACAGATAGCGAGTTCGTGCGGTTGTGCGGTGCGATTAATGCAGGAACGATAACGGCTGAGAAAGCGAAACAGGATTTTGCGTTAAATAGTTCACAGATAGCGACAATCGACGAGTTATGAGTAACGGTAATGAATGGTTAGTACGGGCGTCAGGTATTGGCGCCCTTATGACAAAGGGCCGAGGTACTGAATTTGGCGAGACGGCGATGAACGTGATTCGTGAAGCGGTGTTGTGGAATAAGTACGGAATCGAGAAAAATATTAGTTCAAAGCATATCGAAAAAGGAATCATAAACGAAGAACAATCGCTCGAAATGGCGGTTAGATATTTATTTCTAGACGTTGATTTATCAAAGCCTAAAAAAAGGTTAGCGAATCAGTGGATAATTGGCGAGCCTGATTTATACCAGAACGGTATTTTGATTGACGTTAAAAATTCATGGGACGGTACGACGTTTCCGTGGTTCGATAAAGAGGTACCGAATAAAGCGTATTTTTGGCAATTACAGGCGTATATGTGGCTTAGCGGATTGAATACCAGTAAATTAATTTACACGTTAACTAACGCTCCGGAACATTTGATTTTTCAGGAAGCGCAACGCAATGCCTATAAATTACAGATGTTACCAAAATATAACGGAATAACGATTGATGAGTTAATGGAAATTGCGGAGGACCGTGCCAGAAATGAATTAACGTTCGACAGGATTCCTGAGGAGAAACGGATAAAAATTTTTACGGTGGATCGATGCGATGAATCAATTAACCAAATGAAAGAACGAGTCGAGGCAGCGAGAAAAATATACGAAGAACTATTTAACGAAATATGAATTTAAACCTACGAATAACGCACATTTGGAACGAATACCAGATATTCGTATTTACGCCTGCGATTAGTTTTGAGCGTTCGGATGGGCTTACTGGACTATCGATAAAGTGGTTGCATTTTAGCGTTGATTTATTCGTAACAAGCAAAAACGAGGACGAATAGAGCGAGTTTAAGCGATGTTCGGGTAGTGGGTAAATAGATTAATCATTTAAACAAGTAAACGATAAACACGATAGATATGAGCGATATTTCGAAATGTAACGGGGTAAATAATGAGGGTAAAATTTGCCCAAAAAGAGAAAACTGCTATCGATTTAATGCAGTAAGTTCGGAATTTTGGCAAGCGTGGGTCGAGGCACCGTTCACGTTGGAAACAGAATTTAAGTGCGATTTATTTTGGGGCGAAAATTCGGAGAAAATATATAAACAGATAAAACAAATATTAAATAAAAAAAAATGAAAGTAACGATCGAATTTAATTTACCAGATGACGAATACGAATACAGGAATTCAGTTAAAGCGAATGAAATGTATAACGCACTTTGGGATATAAAAAATAATTTACGAAATAAGTTAAAATACGGCGATTTAAGCGAGTCCGAATATAAAACGATAGAATCAATACAGGATAAGTTTTTCGAGATATTAAACGAGTACGAAATAGTAATAAACTAAAAAAAGAAATATAAAACAATAATTAGCATAACAAATGAAGTGCCTTAAGATGCACTATTTAATTTAACCACATAAGAAAAACCAATAAATGCATAATATAGTGCTATTTAGCGCTCTTTTTAATACGGAGCAAAGCAAAACTAACCTTTAAATCAGAATAAAATGAAAGCAAAAGTAAAAACGTGGCTCGCTCAGTTGGAATCGGGAGCGATTAAGTCAAAAACTGTAAAAATTTTAAATTATATTAAAAGAAATACAGAACAAAATCGATTCGTTTCGCTTGTGGATATGCGAGAAAATTTAGGAATATCGCACCAGTCGTTAACTGGTATATTATCAACGCTATGCGATGAGGGATTACTATTTTCCGAAAGCGAAATCGAATATGCTGGAAAATATTACAGTCAATTTTTATACGTTAGTAATGAACAAACGAGAAAAGAATTAAGAGCGCAAAGATTACAGGAAAAATTTACGCACTGGTTAAATAGAGTCGATGAATTCGAGGAATTGATCCCGTCGTATTTGATTGAGCAATTAAAACAGATAAACAGTAACAATTAATAAATAAATAAAATGGAAACAAAAGTAAACAGCGGAGCAATTTTTAAGAACGACAAAAAAGCAAAGGAAACGCACCCTGATTACAGGGGTAAGGTAAACGTTAACGGCACGGACTGGGAGTTATCGTTATGGGTAAAGGAAAGCAAAAACGGGTTAAAATATTTTAGCGTATCAGTATCGGAGCCGTGGGTACCGAATCAAAACATTAACCAGAACGAAGGGCGTGAGGCATTGAAAAATACGATAATTCGCGAAAGTGGATTTGATAACGACGATTTACCTTTTTAATCATGACGGCGAAAGATTTAGCGAATATTAATACGGAAGTGCGTAAAATGATAACGCAAACGATGGAGAAAAAAAACCTAACTTTGAACGGCTTTGCGAAAGCGGCTGGCGTACATCAAAATCAATTATGGTTGTATTTGTACTCGGACACGAACAAGGGTTTGCACTCGTCAACTTTGGAAAAAATAGGTAAATTTTTATCGACATAGGTTTGTTAAAATTGACTAGAAAAGAGAAAAAAGTCGGCTATTTTGGTCGGCTTTTTCTTTTTGGATCCGAAAAAATTAGTCACGCTATAACGTAGTGTTTATGGGCATCGCCCGTTTCGGAAAGTTTTGATATACTGATATTTGCGAAGGGGGTTCGTTCAATATACGGCAAATAAACGATATGTACGTAAAGTTGAAAAAAATTATAAAAACGGTATTTTAATCAAAAATTTTACGTAATCTTTGCGTAGATGAGAATAAAAAAACACGACAAAAACGTTCACTCGATAGAGGTTAAAACGTCAGAATTTCGAATCGCAATGTTGTCCGATATACACTGGGATAATCCGAAATGCGATCGAGAATTATTGCGCCGTCATTTAGATTATTGCGTTCAGGAAAAACTGCCAATTTTTATTAATGGCGACTTTTTTTGTTTAATGCAGGGTCGAGGTGATAACCGCATAAATAAATCCGACATACGTCCAGAACACAATAACGCTCGGTATTTAGATTCCATCGTTGAAACGGCCGTAGAATGGTGGGCGCCGTATGCAAATAATATCGTTTTAATTGGGTACGGCAATCACGAAACAGGCGTAATTAAATATCAGGAAACGGATTTATTGCAGCGGTTTGTGGATTTGTTAAATTACAAATGTGGTACGATGGTGCAGGTCGGAGGTTACGGAGGTTGGTTAATTGTATCTTTGAATAATAACGGCGCGGTAATGTCGTTTAAAATCAAATATTTTCATGGCTCTGGGGGCGGAGGTATCGTTACAAAGGGAGCGATTAACCTAACTAGAGCGATGGAATTATACGACGGTTACGATGTGTTTACGATGGGGCATATACACGAAAACTGGGCGAGAAATGATATTCGGGATACGTTACAATTTAATTCAAAAATCGGTTATTTTGTGGTGCATAAACATATCCATTCGATGATAACTGGAACGTATAAAGAGGAATATCAAACAGGCGACCACGGTTGGCATATTGAACGAGGCGCACCGCCTAAGATTCTCGGAGGTCGAATATTGACGTTAAATGCATCACGTTACCAGTTAAATAATAAACTGCATTCGTTAAAAAAAATCGAATCAATAATGTTTCCGATATGATTTACAACAAAGAATACGAGAACGGTTACCCGACTAAGCAATTAATAATACGATTAGCGGATGTTTTAGGAGTAAAAAGGCAAGCGATAACGTACAGCGATGGATACGGTGAAAAAAACGGCATATTGTTTTACAAAGAATCAATAGCGGAGCGCAGTTTAGAAACGTTTGCAAAATTTTTAATTTATAATCGCATCGATGTTAAGGAATGGAACGCAACAAAAATTATTTTAAACAAAATACAATGAAAAAAACAAAGCAAATCTTTATAGCGATTTTAGGTATTATGTTAGTTCCGATATTTTTTACGGTTTATTTTTTGGATCGTGCAATTTTATTGCCGTTTGTTTGGTTGCCGATCAAAAATATAGGTAAATGGTACGGGGATGGGTTCGAAATGTGGCTATCAATTTTTCGTATTTTAACGATTTTTTTATTAGTGGTTTTGTATCTATTAATTCGAACATTTTTTTAAATGCATGGAATCAATAAAGGTAAAAATCGAAGACGTTAAGTTAAACGACGACAATCCGAGAACTATTAAGGAAAATAAATTTAAACAGTTAGTTAAATCCATTAAAGAATTTCCCGAAATGCTAGAAATTCGACCAATTGTGGTCGATGAAAATAATATCGTACTGGGCGGAAATATGCGACTGCGTGCGTGTATTCATGCAGGATTAAAGGAAGTTAGTATCGTTCAGGTAACCGGATTAACCGAAGAACAGAAAAGAGAATTTATCGTAAAGGATAACGTCGGATTTGGCGAGTGGGATTGGGATATATTAGCGAATGAATGGGACGTGGAAAAATTGGTCGAATGGGGGTTGGATTTACCTGCGTTACAGAGCGACGAAGAAACGTATACGACTACCGTGGAATCGCCAATATATGAGTGCAAAGAATCAAAGCCTAATTTTAAGCAATTATTTAACCTAAAAAAATACAAGGAATTAATTAACGAAATCGAAGGATCCGAAATCGGTGACGAGGATAAAGAATTTTTAAAGTATGCAGCGATGCGACATATCGTTTTTGATTACAGAAAAATTGCGGAGTATTACGCTCATTCGGATAAAAGCGTTCAGGAGTTAATGGAAAATAGCGCACTGGTAATAATTGACTACGATAAGGCAATCGAAAAAGGATTTGTCGAACTGCATAAAACGTTATCGCACTTAAAAGAAATCGATGGATAATTTCGTAGTTTTTATTCTTAGTCACGGCAGGGCGAATAATATGTTTACGGTTAATTCGTTGCGTAAACACGGATATACAGGCAAAATAATAATCGTGATTGATAACGAGGATAAAACCGCCGACGAGTATATACAGAAATACGAAGACGTAGAAATATTTGATAAAAAAGAAATCGCAAAAACATTTGACGAGGCCGATAATTTTCAGGATCGTCGAGCAATTATTTACGCACGAAATGCGTGTTTTGAGATAGCAAAAAAACGAGGTTACCAGTATTTTATCGAACTCGATGACGATTACACAGGATTCGAATACCGTATATACGACGAAGAAAACCAAAAACCGACAAAGGTATTCAGTTTAGACAACGTTTTCGCTGCGTTGCTATTATTCTACAAACAGACAAAATTTAGTACGATTTCAATAGCGCAGGGCGGGGATTTTATCGGAGGTAAAAATAATCGAATGGCAAAAAAACCTACGTTATTCCGTAAGTGCATGAATTCGTTTATTTGTTCAACGGATAGACCGTTCCAGTTCGTAGGCCGTATTAATGAGGACGTAAATACGTACGTGTATAAACAGAGTATCGGGCTGTTAATGGGTACAATTCCGTTTGTGGCTTTGATACAGAAAACGACGCAAAAAAATAAAGGCGGAATGACGGATTTATATTTGGATTCCGGTACGTATGTAAAATCGTTTTATACTGTGATGTTTTCACCGTCATCGTGTAAAGTGGCACCGATGGGCGATAAGCACATGAGGTTGCACCACGAAATAAATTGGAATTGCGCCGTACCGAAATTAATTAGGGAATCAGTAAAGAAAAATTGAACAGATGACAAAAACAGACATATTAAAAAAAGGAATGATTGAGGCGATGGAAAAATCGCTCGGAGTAGTAACGACTGCGTGTAAAATTGCTGGGATTTCCAGAGATACGCACTACCGTTGGTTAAAGGACGATGAGGCTTACAGGGATAGGATTAACGAGATAGAAAATATCGCGCTGGATTTTGCCGAATCAAAACTGCATGAACAAATTAACGAGGGATCCGTTCCGTCGATTATATTTTTCCTAAAAACAAAAGGTAAAAAGAGGGGTTACGTTGAGCGTCAGGAAATAGATACGACAATTAAAACGCCTGATTTAAGTAATTTAACAACGGACGAGATTTTGGATTTATTACGAGATGAGTAAACAGGCACAAAAGGAATTGATTAAAACAGCGTTAAGGCGTGAATTAGCGAGGCGTGAGTTTTGGTCGTTCTGTTTGTATTTGGATCGTGAATTTTTTACAGCGAGACCGTTCTTGCGTGAAGTTGCCGAGGCGTTTCAGGAAATCGAAGAGGGAAAAATTAAAAGTTTATCGGTATCAATGCCGCCGAGAGCGGGCAAAAGTTACATAACGAGTTTATTTTGTGCGTGGACGTTGGGTCGTAATCCAGTGGAATCTGTTATGCGTAATGCGTGTACAGCGACGTTGTACGTTAAGTTTAGTTACGATGTAAGGGCAATTATAAACAGCGATAGATTTCGTGAAGTATTCGTCGGCATACGGCTTAGTGACGATAAAAAGAATTTACAGGGCTGGAATTTAACAGAATCAAAACAGGTCGGATACTTTGGGGCGGGGGTTGGCGGTACGATAATCGGATTTGGAGCGACTAAGGTAGCGATTACTGACGATCTTTATCGAGGTATCGAGGACGCTTTGAGCGATACAGTGAATGATCGTATTCACCAGTGGAAACAATCGACGCACGATTCGAGATTCGAGAGCGGTTGCGCTCGGGTGGATATTGGGACACGATGGTCGTTGAATGACGTAATCGGCAGGAATACCGCAGAGGAAATATACGATAAAAGTATCGTAATATCCGCGTTAACAAGTGAAGACAAATCGTTTTGCGAGGCTGTTATGACTACGGAGGAATTTTTAGAAAAAAGAAAGCGTACCAGTGCGGAAATCTGGTCGGCTGAATATCAACAGGAACCGGTCGATATAAAAGGGCGGTTATTTAATTCTTTGCAGTATATACAAAAAGACGAATTTTTATCGTTACTGGAATCAAATAAAAGCGAAGTTAATCCAGAGGGAATCGAGGCAGCGATAGGATATATCGACGTAGCCGATGAGGGTAAGGATTTCACAGCGTTAGCGGTGGCGGTGCTAGTTAGGGGTAATATTTATATCGCCGATTATGTTTTTACACGGGACAATACGGACGTTACGATACCTTTGTGCGCTGGTATATTAAACAAATGGAAGGTAAAGTTTTGCAGGGTCGAATCGAATTCAATGGGCGCAATGTTTGGACGGCATTTACAAGGCTTAACTGAATGTAAAATATTAGGGGTTGCGAACACCGTTAATAAAATTACTCGAATAATTATGAACAGCGTATACGTACAAAATGAATTTATTTTCGTCCAGAATGACGATAACCATTCGACACAATTTATCGGAAATATTTTATCATTTAGCAAAGAGGGTAAAAATAAAAATGACGATGCGCCCGATTGTATTGCTGGATTATCAATATTTGCGCAATCAATATTGAAAATAAATACGTAATTTTAATTTAAAATTCCTATAATTCATGAATTTAGTAAACTTTTGGGAGCGTTTTTTCGGGTTAAAATTCAATCAAAACGGCAGGTATATCGATGAATTTTCTCGTTTATTTCCAACGCAATCGCAAATCTGGGGTAAAAAAGAGGCCGTTTGGGTTGATACAAACGATGCGTGGAAATTATACGTCGAGATTCCAGAATTAAGAGCGGTAATCGACAAGCGGGCGTCTATGATGTCGTCAAATATTCCTGTATTATATGACAAAAACGGTAATAAAGTCGAGGCGCACTGGTTACTAGATTTAATCGATAAACCTAACGCCGTACAATCGTGGGCCGATGTGGTTTATTCTTTGAGCGTTCAGGATGGATTATATAACAACGCTTTCGCATACGCACCTGCGAGAACGGCAGGGATCCGAAATTTAATCGTTCCGTTACCGGCTGATAAAGTGAAAATTTATACCAGTGGTAAGAAATTAAAACAGATGGACGCCGAGGATTTAATCGAAAAATTTGAATTCCAGTACGATAATGACGATACCGAAAAAATTGACTGGCTAGATATGGTTTATCTGGTTACCGATGACGGAATGAATATTATTAAACCTTTGAGCCGTGTCGAAACGCTTAAATTTCCTTTGTCTAATATAAAGGCACAATATAAAAAGCGTAACGTTTTGTTGGAAAATATCGGCGCTATCGGTATCCTATCGGCTAAAAAACAGGACATGGCGGGAGCGATTCCAATGACGCCAGAGGAAAAAAGAAAAGTGCAACAGGATTGGTATCGACGCAGTAAGGACGAATTGATAATTACCGAGGCCGAAATTGACTGGAAACCGATGTCGTATCCAACGAAAGATTTAATGTTATTTGAGGAATTGACTGCGGATAAATTGGCGTTGTTCGATGCGTATGGATTAAACGCTAACGTATTTAGTTCGGTTGAGGGGGCAACGTTTTCAAATGTTAAGGATTCAATTCGCATGATTTATACCGATACAATTATTCCAGAAACGCAATCGATGTACGATTCAATTATGCGCCAATGGGGATTACACGAAGAGGGGTATTATTTGGAGGCAAATTTTCACCATTTACCGGTTATGCAAGACGATGAGGTATCGTCGCAACAAGTTGTTAAAACTAAGGTCGAAGCGTATTCAATTATGTTGCGTGATGGGGTAATAAGTAAACAACAGTACGCCGATGAATTTGGTATAACGCTTGAATCAATAGATAAAAACCAAGCGCAAGCGGAAGGGTTAATAAATGCGCAAACGCAATTGAGGGGAACGATAGGCGGTTTGGATGGTATTATCGCTTTAAATACTGCCGTAGGCTCTGGTCAAATAACGCGCGAGGTTGCAATTGCTACGTTAGTAAATTACTACGGATACGATACTGGAATAGCGCAACAAATGATCACGGAGCGGGTTCAAAACTTAAATATTAATTCGTAATTTCACTTTATGAAAAACTTTTCAATGTATAACGTTAAAACACTGAGCGAGATTAAAGACATGGACAACGACAAACGAGAGGTCGCTGTTTATTTATCTAAGTTCGACGTTTTGGATTCGGATAACGATATTATTCGACGTGGAGCGTTCACGAAATCAATTTTAGAACGTGGACCGCAAGCGAATTCGAATAGAAAAATTGCGTTTTTGCGTCATCATGACTGGGAACAGCAAATCGGCAAATGGCTGAAAATCGAAGAGGACGAACAAGGTTTATTCGCTGTCGGTCAATTAGGAAATTCGACACAGGCAACGGATGCGTGGGAGGATTACAAATCGGAAATAATCCGCGAACATTCGATAGGATTTCAATATATTTCTGATAAAATAAAATTCGTTGAGGATCCGAATATGTCTGGCGGTGGATTTTATGAGGTTAGCGAGGTAAAACTTTACGAAGGTTCGGCTGTTACTTTTGGGGCAAATGAATTCACAAATGTAGTCGCGGTAAAATCTTTACAGGACAAATCCGACCAGATGAACAAAGTAAAAACAGGAATCGAGAAAACTATTAAAGCGTTGACGACTGGTAATTACTCGGATGAGCGAGGGTATCAGTTGGAAATGCGTTTAAAATATCTTAATAACCAGTTGATTTTACTCGCTGAAACGGAGCCGTTCGATAAAGAACACTCGGTTAAGGCTAGCGAGCCAAAAGAAAACGGGTTTAATTGGGGTGCAATCATGAATGATTTATACGCAAAAATTTAGTATTAATTTAAAAACAAAAAAAGTTAAAAATGGAAAATTTAACACCGGAACAAGTCGTTGAAAAAATCAACACTTTGTTCGTAGAAAAAACGAAAGGAATGGCGACTAGCGACGATTTAAGCGCTATTAAAGCCGAGTTAGGTAAATTGGCTAACCTAGAAAGCAAAAGTGCGTCTATCGAGAGCGCAATTGCAAAATTCGAAGGTCAATTGGAGGCGATGAAAGAAACGGCAAAGGTAAGCACGAAAACTGCGCCTAAAACGTTAAAGGAAGCGATTAACATGAATATCGCTGAAAAACACGCTGAACTAGTGGAAACAGTTATCGAGAAAAAAGGTAGTTTTTCACTCGATGTAAAAACCGACACTACGATTACTGGCGATTATACTGGTACGGTTGCGTTATCAACTTTAGAGCCCGGAGTAAATAGAATCGCTCGTCCGATTCGTCGAATCATGGAAATCGCTAACGTTGGAACTACGTCGAGTAAATTTGTTACCTATATTCAACAAACGGTTGCATCGACTACGGCGCCAGTTGCGGAAGCGGTAGCAAAATCTAACGGTCAAGTCTCGTACCAAGAGGTTTCGGTTGAGGTTAAAAAAATCGCAGGATTTATTAAGGTTTCAAAAGAAATGCTTGCGGATTTATCATTTGTTCAATCAGAAATCAATAACGATTTGATGGAGGAGGTAATGAAGGATATCGATCAAGGTATTTTGGTTGGTTCTGGTGTTGGTGCTAACTTAAACGGTGTTTACACGGTTGCTACGGCGTGGGCAGCGGGTACTTTTGCGGGTGCAGTTCCTAACGCTACGATTATTGACGTTTTACGTGTTGGTAAATCTCAAATCGAAGGGGCAAACCATAACCCTACGCATATTGTTTTGCACCCTGCGGACGTTGCTGCGATTGAATTAAGCAAAGCAACAGGCGGCGAATATACGTATCCTAACTTTACGTCTGGAATGGCGCCGAATATGCAGTTGAGCGGATTGATTATCGTTCCGTCTACGCATATGACTGCGGGTACTTTCTTAATCGGTGATTTTACCAAATTTAACGTACGAGTACGTGAAGGGGTAAATATTCAAGTGGGTTACGAAGGTGACGATTTCGCTCGTAACATGGTATCAATTTTGGCGGAGGCGCGTTTGTGTTCATTCGTTAAGGCTAACGATACTACGGCATTCGTTAAAGGAGTTGTTGCAACTTGTATCGCTGCGCTTTAATTAGTCATTTAATTTATACACGATGAGCGAAGAAAAAAAACGTAAAGGAAAGTTAGCCGACAAAGAGTTTAAAGTATCGATTGATACGGAAAAATTCGATGCGGAAATCGTAAAAGACGAAACAGGATTCCGTGCGGAAATCGACACGCCACGAGTTGACGTGAGTATCGAAAAAACAGCCGAAAAATTCGTGCTGGATATCGAAATCGATGACAAAAAAGAATACCAGATCGTCGGTACCGGAAAAGACAATCGTTTACCGCGAGGGACGATGTGGAGGGTTACGGGTGCGATTTTAAAAACTTTCCTAAAACAGGGTATTGCGAACCTAAAAAAAAATAAAAAATAATGCTAGTAAACGTTTCAGATTTCGTCGGTAAATATCAATTACACAGCGGGACGTATGTTAGTTCAAATATTCAGGCGTACATTGATAAATACGAGCCTAAATACTTGCGAGAGTTATTTGGGGCCGTTTTATACAGTGATTTTATGTCGGATTTGGATCAGCAAACAAACGAACCAAAGTCGCCTAATTTTAGATACGTTTATTTTCCCTTTGCGGAGGACGTAAACGTTTATCAAATGTTAGTAAGTGAAGGAATCAAAGAAATGTTGCTAGGATTTATTTATTTTGAATATTCCAAAGATTTACAAAATCAAATGACGCCATACGGCAACGTCCAGAATAAATCCGAATTGAGTAACACAGTAAGTACGTTATCGTCAATGATTTGGACGAGGTATAACGAGTCGGTACGGACGTTTATGGCGATCAAAGATTGGATGTATTTAAACTGGGATAAAGCGCAGGGGCAGGCGGTCGATGTTACGATAGTAAATACGGGTACGGGTTACGGCTCTACAGGGGGCGTAATCCCTGCGCCGTTGAGTGGTATTGTTAACACGGCTAACGTGACCAATGCAGGTACGGGATATACGACAAATAGCGGTGTCGCTACGTCTGGTGGCTCTGGTAATGGATTAACCATCGATTACGTAGATGACGGGGCAGGCGGGATTTTATCGATAACTATCGTTAACTACGGCAGTGGTTACAAGGTTGGCGACGTGGTTACGGTGTTGGACGGCAATAACGATGCGACACTAACGATTACGGACGCTAGTCAAATAATCACAGGCTCGGGGTTAAAGGTTAATTACATAGCGCAGGGAATAGGCGAAATCGTGGTAGTCACGTTGACGGCAGGCGGTACTGGATACACGACAGCGACGCAAGTGCCAACGACAGGCGGAAGCGGTAACGGTTGTTTAGTGAATGTAACGGCGGATAACGCAGGAATAATTACCGATATAACTATGTTTGACGGTGGTGCTGGTTATGCTGTTTTAGACGTGCTAACGGTCGATGCTGGTAATCAAGACGCTACGTTCGTTGTGGCTAACGTATTGAACGGCGAGGTTACTCAGGTAATCGTAGTAATTGGGAGCGAGGGTACAGGTTACAACGTGGGCGATTTGTTTGGGTTACCTAATGACGGCGATGGTGCGTGTACGTTCGAACTCGACTATGTAGGAATCGGTGATTTCACAAAGCAAAACGGATACGAAAAACAAATGGCGTACTGGATATGACGAACGAGGTATCAGAGGTAATAAAAGAGGTATTTACGGCAATCGATAATACGGTCGTAGGGGTTTTTGATTCAGCAAATGATCGCACGAATATGTGCGACACGAAATGGATTAAACCGTTAATGATCGTTACGGATTCAAATGGCGACCAGTATCGTATTTTAACAGTTGAATCGGACGAGTGGGTAACATGGGAACCGGTGCAACAAAATAATACGAACGATTTGGAGGGGGTAATAACGTTACCTGCGCCGTTTTGGATTACTGGTACGATGTTAGCAGCGAATCGCGAATGGACGATTGCAAGTAATAACCTATTATCCAAATTACCGTTGGTATGGTTGCTCGAAGTAATCAGAATGACAAAGTACGGGAGGGAAAGTACGTACGATTTTGACGCTGACGTTCGGTTGTTCTTTTTAGATGAAACGAATGCGGTGCAATTTTATACGGCCGACCATCGTGCGAACGTTATGTATCCAATGGAAAAGTTGTCGGGGGAGTTTATTCGTTGTATAAATGATAATAAAAGTTTTAAAACGCTCGAGGATTATGAATTAATTACGTTTAGTCGGTTTGGGACCGAACAACGTGAGGGTATTTTCCAGAATATACTCGATGCGAATTTAAGTGGGGTTGAGTTAAGGGTTCGTTTGACTAAATACAAAGCGAATTGTAAATGTTAAAATGTTTAATTTTTAAAAATAAATAAAATGAGTGCAGGTTGTAATTGCGATTTAGGACTATCGAATACTGGCCGTCCGGGTTGTTTACCGTTACAGAGCGTAACGAGTAAATTAATTTTAGTGCCTATTCAAGACAATGCGGGTGCGTACAATTATATCGATTTATCGGTAGCGTTGCCAACATGGTCGAATTTAATTAACGATACGGATCCATCGCAACGTTGGTATCCATTACCTACGTTCGAAAACGTTGAATTGCCAAAAGCGGATACGGTATTCGAAGAGGCAAACAGTGGACGAATGGCGTATCTACGTCAGGGAAAAAGATCGTTTACAGGCGAGTTGTGGGCGTATGATTCAACACCGCAATTTTTAGGTAAATTATCTAGCGGTCGATGCATCGAGTTCGGAGTTTATATCGTTGACATCAACGGTAATTTAGTTGGTTCAAAGGTTGGCGATTATTTATATCCAATACCTGTCGATAACCAGTCGTGGGATCCGAAATTTATGTTTTCTACCGATTCAACGGTTCAAAAAATCATGCTAGGATTCGATTTCGATCGTTACTTCGACGAATCGACTATGTGGATGATTACAAGCGATGAGGCGTCTCAAAACTTCAACGAACTAACTGGTTTACTTGACGTAAACTTGATTAATCCGGTACAGGTTGCGGGTGTTTCAATTACCGTAGACGCTACGTTCGATTACGGTACTGCATTGAATCCGTTAAAATTCAAGGGTGCCGTTTTGGCGGACTTTGATTTGTACGACAATACCAACGGTGCGCCGTTTGTTATTACTGGTGTATCCGAACCAACGGACGGAACGTACACAGTTTTAGCGGCATTTGTATCTGGTGATTCGTACACTTTGAGCGTCGTTAAGGCAGGATTTACTGGTTCGATTACGTTTACAGCAGCGTAATAATCTGGTTAAAATTGCGTATCAAAAAAGAGGGGCGGGAGTGAATCTCGCCCTTTTTTTTACCTGAAAAATGCGGTAATTATGTGATTTATTCGTCGCAAATAAGGGCAAAAACTAAAAATACGGCTTTCGATTTTAAAGCATAAAAGCGTTGATTTAAGCGATTTTACTACCTTTGGAGTATATAGATATTAAAAAATTGAGAACGACGGAACGGAATACACGTAAGGGATATAGCGGGGGTAAAAATTAGGTAAAATTATTACGAATGGGGTTAATGGATACGGCACTGGGGGCGTTATTAAACAAAATGTCGATAGGGCAATCGGAATATTTATGGCGTAAAACACTATCCGAACCAGCGTTCAAAAAATGGATTTTAGATTTAATTCGTATTGATCAATTATTTAAAGAGGGTATCGATTCGGATGGTGACGTCATAGGATATTATTCGTATTTCACGGAATTAATAAATCCAGAAAAAAAAGAGGGTACGCCGTACACGTTGTTCGATTCTGGTGAGTTCTACGAGTCAATGATTATTACGGTCGGAAAAGATTATTTTATTATCGATGCCGATCCAATTAAAATCGACAGCGAAACTGGCGAAGAAACAAATTTATTTTATAAATATGGGGAAAATATTATCGGGATTACTGAGGAAAATTTACAAAAATTACGGCAAGAAATTAAAGAGCGATACCGAAAAGAATACGCAGAATGGATTAACAGATAATTATTTTTTAAACGTCGAAGAAATCCCGTTATATAACTGGATGAAATGTACGGAGGGCGAATATAGTTATGCAAGAAAATCCAAAGAGGGATCGGATGAGGCGGATATAAATGCGTGGTATGTTATATACGACGATTACATTAATCGTTTCGGTTTATCTAAGAAATACCAGCAAATGTTAAAGGCGATGCGTAAAAAGGCTTTAATCGAGTTAGATTACGTTATTAAACGAGATAGATTTTCGTTAACTTTGTTAGAGATCGAAATACAAAACCTAAAAATGTTACTCGATAACAACGGGCAGGGGGTTAGCATTGAACAATCGCTCGTGCATTTATCGAGGTTTGTAGGTTACTGGATAAGGTCGAAAGAAATAACTGCGGGCGAATACTTCACGTTAATGGAGGAATACGAACGAATTAATAAATTAGACAATGGCAAAAAAAATTAGCAGTTCGGATTTATTCGATAAAGAGGACATTTTCGAAGGGATTAGATTATCGGCACAAAAAACAATTGAAGATTTAAAAAAAATCGATTCAGAGTTTAAGCGTGTTGCGCAAACAATGCGGGAAACGTTAGGAAAATCCAAAGTAAATACGACTCAAGGTATTCAAGAATTTACAAAAGCGACGCAGGACGCAAATAAAGCCGTAGAAAATTCAATAAAAATTGAAAAATTAAAGTCGCAAGCGGAACAGCAAGCGTTAAAAGCCGAGCAGGAAAGGGAAAAAGTTGCGCAACAAAAAGCAAAAACCGCTCGAGAAGAGGCAAAAGAACAGGAACGTTTAAACAGATTGCACCAAAAAACAGAAAAAATCGCCCGTGATGAGGCAAATGCGTACAAACAATTAGAAAAAAGCACGCGAGAATTAAAGAACGAATCGAAACAATTGGGCGCCGAATTGTTAAAATTAGAAAAGGCTGGAAAAAGAAATACAAAAGAATATCGAGAACTTGAAAAACAGTACAAACAAACAACAAAAGCAGCGCAACAGGGTGATGCCCAGTTGAAAAAATTGGATAAAACGGTCGGCGATAATCAAAGGAATGTCGGTAATTATATTGGCGGTGTTAAAAGTTTAGCGGGTGCGTTTGGAATGGCGTTCGGAGTGGGGACGGTGGCCAATTTATTTACGACAGGAGCCGAGGCAATGGTCGAATTCGACCAAGCGATTGCGGATTTACAAGCGATTACTGGCGCAAGCGGTCAAGATTTGGAATACTATCGAGAACAGGCGAATAAATTAGGTATTGACGTTGAAGGCGGGGCGAGTGCTGTGGTTGAAGCGTATAAATTAATTGGTTCGGCAAAGCCTGAATTATTAACCAATGCGGAGGCGTTAAATTCAGTAACAAAAAGCGCAATTACGTTGGCACAGGCTGCGGGAATGAGCGTACCAGATGCGGCAAAAAACTTAACGGATGCGATGAATCAATTCGGAGCGTCAGCGGAGGACGCTGATAAGTTTATTAACGTTTTGGCTGCGGGTTCTAAATTTGGAGCGGTGGAAATTCCACAGGTAACGGAAGCGTTATTAAAATTTGGAGCGGTTGCAAAGACCAGCGGGGTATCGATTGAGGAAACAGGGGCGTTAATTGA